GTAGTTCGGTCTTCTAAAGAGAACGCTTTTATGGCCTTTTCTTTTTCTCTCCTATCCTTCCAGTCGGATTTGTAATAAAACTCGCTTATTACCCCCTCAGAATCAGCGACACCACTACGCATTGTGTGAACGGGTAAGTGCTTCAAACAAGCGATGCGTGTTCTTGGCTTATTCCATATCACATTGACGTAGCACATTCCGTAAAGTTTAACGTCAAAAGCAACTCTTTGAAGTAGGTCGTCCGAACTCTTACGAAGTAAGTCTTGAAGGCGAAGCCATTGTTCGCGCTTGGCGTCACTATCGTCCCTATCGGTAGCGTCTAATCCACCACCATAAATCATATCAGCAACGCCGTTAATGATTGCACCATTAGTTGAACTCGCTAAGAATAGATCACGCAAGTAGTCACCATAAAGGTCGTCGTGTCCATAGCTTACGAACTTTTGTCCTTGCTTTTCTTGGAAGCACGGAATTTCTTGGTCCGTGTAATTGATAACGCTGAAGTCGTGTTTGTTCATTATGGATAAACGTATTGTGTGGTTGAAGCGTTGTACTCACTAAAGTCGGGGGTTACTTCTTCCATATTCCCGGAATAGTCACGAACGTATGCCATACCTTCCTGAAGTAGTGTCGCGTTCGCTGGGTCAAGGTTTGAGTTACTTGTTTGCTCGTATATGTTATATGTGTAGAATCCCATCGGATAAGTGTCAAGCTTTCCAGTTGCATCGTAGAATTTGATTCGTCCCGTTGTCGGTGAGGCGGTTTCGTCTTTGTCTATTACGGTAAAAGTCATTCGAACATAACGTGGAAGGTCGTCACTATTTACTGAAGTCGGTATAAAATACAACGAATTCTTTGAACCCAAGGACGTTAATTCAATTAAGTAATACACACTAGCTTGTGCAATAGTCTGCAAATCGTTTGCCGTGACGTATATGTTTTGTGTTACGTCGGTATTCGTGGTGTTATTTGCGTTCCTTATTTGTAGCATCTATGGAATATATAAAGACTAGGTATTTGTTTAGAATGAAAAAAGGTGGACGGCGTATTGCCACCCACCCTTTTCTATTAAATCACATCAACTATTACGCTGTTGTAATTGCTATCTTATCGGAATCGTCCAATCCATCGAATGGATAGTTCGTACCTCCTACCGTTGGTGCGGCAAGTATGTATAATGGGTCTTGTTCCTTAGCGGTGAAATTAAGCGTCAGGCCATTCATATCTGAACGGCTTGTTCCTGTTGCTATTGTATCACCACCTGTAAGGTAACACCCATCGCTTATTCCCATTAAGAAGACATTATCGTTTGAATCTTGAACAAAGATTTGTGCGCGATTCTTTGCGATAAGTCCTAGTTGAAATAAGTCTGCGGCAACCACTTTATGTAATACTACGTTCAAAGTCTGATTGTACATTACTGAACCCGTCGCTTTATCAGCTTCAATAGCTGTTGTAAAGTTAGAAAGGTCAGTAACTAAATTGTACTTATATACTTGAACTTTATCGGTTGTTGGCGTTCCATATATATCCCAATCCGCAAAGTCTGCGTCTGTGATAGTATATGTTGTAGCCGAAACCGTCGCCGAAGCAAGTATGTTAGAAGCGTAATTACTACAAAAATAAATTGCCTTCAATCCTCCGATTGCATCGCGGCAATCGATTCCTCTAGCGGCTGAAATTAAACAAGGCATATTATTCTATTTTAAGGGTTAAGCAAAGTTAAATCCAACAATCCCATCAGCACCAACTGCGGTCTGAACTCCACAAGCGAAACGCATAGCAACGCGAACGTTGTCCGAACCATCGTAAGCGTATGTTGGAATTAGTTGTGCAGAAATGTCAGCCGTGTAGCTGTTAGCACCTACAACAAGGTTGTCAGGGTAAGTGAATACAATAACGTCGGCAGTGTTAGTAATTCCGTGAGTTGGGTACACAGGATATCCAAGGTAGTTAGCACCTTCGAAAGATTGGTTGTAACCAGGTCCAGTGTTCTGAGTAGCCATAGCCTGTAAGAAGAAAGCGTATGCCTCATAAGAAACGTAGAAACCACATCCCGGCTTTTGAAGAATGCCCGGTATGTTAGCCGCCGCCGCAAATACGATGTCCATTTGAGCAAGGATATTTGCCGCTGTGAACGTCGCCGCAACTGTAGCTTCCGTGAAGTCTTTACAAGCTGATGCGTCGATACCTGCATCGTCAACAACTCCATCGTTAGAAAGGAATCCTACGCCGAAAGTTCCGGCTGCATCACCTACCCAAAGCTTTTCTTCTAGGTTAGTTCCTGTTCTTTCTGCAACTGCTCCAAGAAGGAAGTCAGTCCAAGCAACAGGTATGTCGCCGTTTCTTTCCATTCTACCATTAGCAGCTATCCAAGTTGGGTACATTGTCTTTCTACAAACTTCTTCCATAACAGCTAAGTCTGCTGGGTTAAGAACTTGCTCAGTTAAAGCTGTGTTGCTTCCGTCATTCCAAGAACAATTTGCCGCTTGGATAGTGTCCGAAACTGCAAGTCCTGATATAACAACCTTGCCAACGATGCCTTCAATAAAGCGACAACGACCTTTAGCAATCGTTTCTGCCCCAAGTAAAGCCGCGCTCACATAAGGCAATGCAAGTTCACCGGCGTAAGTATTGACTGATGCGTCAATGTCGAAGTTGTACTTCTTATTAGTTAGATAATTCATTATATTATCGGTGTGAATTGATTATGTGTAGCGCACGATCTACACTATTTAATTTAGATAAATCCACCGACTTGTGCTGAGCCGATAGTTTGTTTGGTGAGTGCGTCACCCCCTTTGATGCGGGTGCGTCCTCTAATGCGTCAAGTCTTTTGCTGATGCTTGCAAATGCTTCTTCAAGAATTAAAGACATATCTTCTTTTTCTTCTTCTTCTTCTTCGTTTGCTTCAACAACAACTTCTTCTTCGTTGTAGATAGCAGAAACTAAAGTTGCGATAGCGTCAATAGTGTCTTGACCTAAATCCGGGAATCCTTGGTCTAAAGCGTCGCGAACCTTATCGTAGTTCATATCTTCACGAACGTCTTCTTTTTCGTCGTCGATACCATCACGATAACCTTCTTCTTCCGCTTCGGGAATTGTTTCAAGTTCAACTTCAACTTCGATTTCGTCGTCACCAATTTGTGCAAGACGAGAATCTTCGCTTACAATAATTTTTGTTCCGTCCTCAAGCGTGTACGTTCCAGCGTCAAGTAATGATGCCTCGCCACTATCGTCAAGGATTCTTACTTCAACGCCGACATCCATCGCATCGGCTTCGGTAACGACAACACGCCCGTCGTCAAGACGAGCTTCGGCATATAACTTCGTTTGTGGAAGTCCTAGTGCCTTTCTGATTTTTTCAACTGTGTTCATTACTAGTAATTAAAATATTTTACACTGATATATATAAACCTATTTAAGGTGTTTATTTTCAACCATATTTTGACCTTATCATTCCGCAAACCTTTTCAGCTACTTCCTTAGATCCGTAGCGGTTTGTTTGGTCGCGAATACATTCGTCCCAAGGGTACGATTCAAAGCTTTCCTTTGCGCTAAATAGTGTCTCACCATTAACCGAAACGGCATTGAATCCCGTCCTATTGAAAAAGATTTCACCCCAAAGTTGTGCGTCTTGCGCCTTCTTAAATAGGGGCTGTCCGTTTAGTTCGCCCGATGGTGAAACTTCTTCCAAGATTATCGCTTTAAGTTCTTCGATAATTTGTTCGTCTTCAGGACAATTCTTGCATAGCTTTCCACGCTTCATTTCAACAAGGCGGTCCGTGAAGTAGCCTTCAATACTATATCCACGGACTTCGCGCTTCTTTACCTTTTCCCAAATGTCTTTGTTGTTAACCTTAGAAGCAATCATCCAAGTACCAACAGGTAGGTCAAATCCATACAACGCACTCTTGTCTTTCTTAGAATCTTCAACAAGCCAACTTTCTACCACAGTAACGCCGTCAATCTTTGAAGCGTGTTCAAGTGTGCTTTCGTTTGTTCTTGCTTCAACCATAAATAACTCCATCGCTTGACGGACTGTATCTTTCGAAAAGTACACATCGTATTCTTCGTCGTTTTCGTCAAGGCGCATAATCAACTTGTCGGGTATTAAAGCCGGACCTATTAACATTTGCTTTTCTTCGTCCATAGCAAACGACATCTTCTTGTCGGCTTCACTTGATAGGTACACAAAGTCGGTTTCAATAGCCGGGAATCGAACTAAACTTACAGCTTCAATTCCGCTGATTGGTTCTTCTTCGTCAATTAGAAGTTCTACTTTCTTTCTCATATCATTAAAAATATAGTGTCTGAATTTGTTTATTTTAACCACCACCAAGTGATGCTTGGTTTTGTAAGGTTGCGGCCAAAGCGTCTGCGTCTGCTATTTCTTGTTGAACAACGTAAGCTTGGATTGATTGTGAGCCTAAAGCTTGGTTGAACGATTGTGCAAGATCAGGTGTCAATGCAAGTTGTGAATCGCCACCTCCGCCACCACCACCGCTTCCACCACCACCACCCAATGACGGCATTGTTGTGTCTAGTCCCGACGTAGCCGCACCAGCTTGATTCATTATGCCTTTGATTTGTGCGAATGAAGTTAAGACTAGTCCAATCAATGTAGCTGTAAAAACAGGGGCTGCGGCTACCGCACCCGGACCAGTTGCCGCCGCTGAAGCTTGTGCGTTGGCTATTGCATTTGAAAGGGCAATGCCTTGGTTGACTAAGATTTGTGCTATAGCCAACTTCTTTTGTCCTTCTTCCGTTTTCGCCATAGCTTGCAAAGCTTGAAAGCCGGCCTGTACTAAGCCCATATTAGCCGCTTTAATAGCTTGCGCCGCCGCTTGTTCTTGCGCTACCTTCTTATCCCTTGCCGCATCTTCTATTGCTGTTTGTGCGTCTTTCTTAGCGTTAGCGGTGGCGTTTGCATTATCAACAATAGTTTGGCGTTGGGCTTCGTACTTTTCCTCTATTGCATTCCGTTCGTTTTGTAGTTGCTGTCTTAGATTACCTTTTATTTCTTCGCCGTTCATCATAGCTTCCATTTCAGCTATCAACAACAGGTCGGCCTTTTCTTGGAATGCTTGAAGTTCAAGTTCTTCTTCTGACATTAAATACTCACGCAAGCTTTCAATCCTCTTTTCTTCTTCCTCACGCAATAATCGATTCGTCTCTTTTATCGCATCTTGCTTTTCCTTTTCTGCGGCTCTAAATGCTTGCGCTTCTTCATTAGCTTTTCGCTTTGCTTCAGCACGAATAATGTTTAGTTTGTTGTTTAACGTCGTCTGCATTTCTGCGGATTCCGTTCTTATGTTAATTAAGTTAACTTCTAATTGTGCAAGGTTATCAAGGTCTTCTTCACTAGAATCGCTTTGCGCCGCCCGTAGTTGTGCTATATCAAATTCTTCTTGTGCTATCCTTTGACGTTCGGACATAAGTTCGCGCTCTATATCGATTGCCTTTTGTGCGGCGACAAGCCTATCTTCTAAAGAACGTGTAACGTCCTCGGCAATCATATTGTACTCTTTTATCTGAGCTCTACCTTCTGCAAACTCAACCGACAAATTACGTTGTGCTGTGGCTAGTGCTTGCGTTCTACGCTCTAACTCCATAGCTGTCTTGATAGCGTCCATCATTGAACCCGGAAGCTTTTCCATTTCGGCATTGTAGTCGTCTAGTGCTTGTGTTACACCACCACTAAATAGACCAACGATAAACGCACCCGCCGCTTGGAAGTACCCAGTCACCCTTTCTACTATTGCACCCAATGCCGCCAAGCCGACCTTCAGCATTTTCGCACCCTTGTTTGTCTTCAAGAAGAACCCAACTAAAGCACCAACAGCCACAACGATAGCACCGATACCCGTACTTATCAATGCAACCTTTGTAAGCTTTAGACCTTTGATAAAAACTTTCGTTCCTTGTGCGGCTTTTCTAAATCCACTAACAGCACCGCCGGTTAATTTATCAAGCGCACCAGTCGCCGACGAAACTCCTGTACCTAGATCGTTAGTTGCTTTATCAATACCATCTATTTGTTGTGTGGCTTTATCAGCCCCTGTGATAACAACACCCACTTCGATTTTTTCAGCCATTCTTTCTCGCTTTTATTCCTTGACGTATTTTCTTAAAGAATCCACGGAATCCCGTGTCTTCATAATAACCATATAATTGAAGCGTATATGTATCTTTTATCACCTCGTATTGACGTGCGATTTGTAGTGTGTTCGGAATTGTCTTTCCGACGCTGTTTAAGTATTCAATCATTCTTTATTCTTGTCCTAGTGGTTGGCCTGTTTCGGCAAGTATGTAGCCCATACTTTCAAGCAAAAGATGGTCGTCATATCCTATGCTTTGCGTAGTGATGTCCATAAACGTAATGGAACAATCCAAATTCCAATTAACCACCGTTTGCGCTGAAGCGGTTACGCTTATGATTAGGCCCTTCGATATGTCTGCAAAACCACCTGTTCCTTTTGTTCCGGCAACGGCAATCGTTCTTGTCCCAGCATCTGCGTCTTCTTGTGCAAAGTCTGTTTGTTCAGAACCCGTCACGGTAATAACGCCGTCTAAGTTTTTGGCCATAAACGTATAAACCTTGAACGAAGTCGAACCTTGTGAACCCACGCTTGACGTTGCTGAATAGTTGTCAGTTTGAACCGAAAGAGAACGAATCACCATTCGTGCCATCATTCCCGGTGGTAAATTCAAGTACCCGCTTTGTGCATCGTCACCCGTTGGCGTAGCTGTTGCCGCTGTGTCACTATATGATGTCGCGTAGAACACAACGTTTTTTTGTGTTGTTGGTATTCCCGTAGAATTGATAATTCCTTGAATCGATACTTCACCAATGATGGGGTTGTTGTTCTTAGTTGTTGTGGTCTTCAGTGCGTGTATGCCCCCCAAATTAGTCACCAAGCTTTTGCCCTCTGAATAAGGTGTCCCCGGAAGAACGCCGTCATTCAATCCGTTGCCCGTTCCCGTTGGTCCGATATTCCACATACAAGCGTTTTGTGTTGTGTTCCAATTGTATCCATTTTCGTTACAGCATACTTCCGTTCCGCTTGATGTAGTTCCGTCCGTAGGATCGGTGAATACTACATTGCCGTTTTGTTGAAATCCCGTTACAATCAAAGCGCAATCCTGTTCGGGTTGTGGAAGGTTTTGGCCGTGGAAGGCATCTAGCTTTTTCAACAAAGTCAGTTTACAAGGAACATTCGCAAATGGCTGATAGTTGCCAATTTTTAGAACTCGATAAGCGGTGTTCCGAATAATGATTTCGTCGTTAAATCGGAAGTTAAATATATCGGTAGGCGAAAGCATAATTTGACATTCTACAAGTCGGGCTTCGTTGCCGTAGATACTCATTAGAAATTGCTGATGGTATCGCGCGAAGTAACCTTCACCACTTGGCGTTGAACCATATACCGGGTGTGAAAAAGAATTCGTCGGTTGCCACTTCCATAAAGCCAAAGGCGAATCAGCGTCAATGGGGTCGCCGTCATTGTAAAAGGGTAGGCATAACCCATACTTATAATCTATTGTTGTAGCCGTTCCGACCTTTATGTTGTATCCCGAATCGATGTCCGCCAGTCCATTGTAGTAAAACAACTTTGGCTTTGCGCTTGATATTGGTCCATTGATGTCCGAACCATATCCCTTATGTATTAAGACGTTACCTATTTCGCTTACGTCCGTCCAATTTTGGTTTGGAATTACCGAAACTTGGTAGGGTGCAAAAACTGGGCTGTTGCTTAGTGTTCCCGAAGTAAAGTCGTGACCTACTTCTTGTCTATATTCTCCGATTACATAGTTGTTCGCTTCTTCAAAGTTAGCGTTTTGAAGGGTGTCGTCTTCAGCGTCAGAAAACTTAATGAACTTCTTGCGAATTGAATCAGTTGATTTGATAGTAAATTCTTTCGAAGTGTCCAACCTATCCGTCCAGTCTTTTCGGTCGCCTAAATTAAGGTAGTCTTGCCAAGGTTGTATAATCAATTTTTTTGCGTCGTCTGCGTCTGCAACCACACAAAGATTAAACCTTTCGCATAAGTCTTTTACAAATGCGCCTTGCTGAATGTCGGGCATATTGTTAGGCATTTGTGCAATACCATTTGCAAGTTGACTTGCGTGGATTGTAAGGTACGTTCCTGACGTTGCAAGTTTTATAAAATTGCCAGATGTGTTAGTGAAGGTCGCTTGATAAAAAGCAATCAACTTTTCGCCTGCTTGCAATTCATAAGCAAAGTGAACCGGTGCAACGGGAATTGTTGTCGATTGAGAATTTTGAATACTAGCAACCATCACTTGCCAATTTGATTGACCAAATTCACCAAGCTTTTTCACCCCATACTTAATCGTTCCGCCACCGCTTGAAGCACCGCTAGTGTTTAATAAGGATCTATAGCTTAAATAAAGTGTTCCGTAATAAGTCCCAGTATCGGGTGCAGTGAACCAATAGTTTGCTGTATCCCAATTATCTTCAACGTCAAACATCGCTGGTGGGTTGTTTAGAAATCCTACTCCACTATCCTTATTAAGCCGAATCAACATTTCTTGGGAATACAAGCTAGTTCCCGAACCGCTTGCTGTTATTTGTCCAAAGAACCCCGTTGTTCCTATCGGGTCAGTATAGTCTCGACCAACGGATAAGCCTAGAACACCCCTTGTCGCAACCGATTCCCTATCACTTGCGAGCGTCATATATAGCTTAGTCCAAGCGTCTGACGATAAAAAGCTACTTGCGGTCAAGCTGTAACCCGCTTCCGTAATTACCTTCTCGAATAAATGTGCAATGTTGATTGCAGGCTTTAACATATATGGTTCAAGAAAATTGTCAGAACCTAGACCTGCGGTTGTTAAGTTGTTATTGCCGTAATAGATATAGTTATTTTCGCCAGCAAGTCCATAATCAGCAAGTGGGAACATAATTATTCCGTTGCCAACATTGCCTATAGTAACGTCTTCCGTATCGTCCCACGAATTGATTATGTTTACGCCCGACAAAGTAACGTCATAATCAACGTCCATTGCTCCAGCGTCGTTGATGAATAGGTCAATTAGCTTGCGGTCTTGGATTTCTTGGAAAAGGTTAGCTTCTTCACCGAACACAGCAACTTCGTATTCTTCGCTTTTCGTGTGGATATTTTTTAGCTGAAGCGAACCCGTGATAATTGGAACACCATCAACACGAATTTCACAATATGTTTTTTTGTGAATGTCAAAGACAAGTGAAGCACCTGTTAAATTGACATCATAATACAACCCAAAGAATCTAGAATTATGATTTGTAAAAGGTAGTCTGAAGGTCTGCGAGAAAGGACTATATCGCCCCATTACGTCGTTGCCTTTACTTACTTGATAGGACAAAGAAACACCGCCCGGTTGTGTTATATCAAGCGTCCATTGATCGCCCACCACATCGGTAGCCAATGACGACTTTTGTTCGTATGCAATTAGTTCAATCATTAGTAACCTCTATATGTTCCACCTTTAGTTGTTGGTCTTTCTTTTGCGCTCTTAAACTTAATTTGATATAAGAAAGGTCCGCGCTCATTAACGTTCTTCTTGAAGACAAAGCTTGTGTCTGTTATTACAATCGGCGTTATTGTATCTGCTCCTGTGGACAACAAGAACACATTAGGTGACAACATCAATGCTTCAAGCAAGTCCACCTCGTCTTCGTTAAATAAGTCGGTGTGTGCGGTGTATTCTTGGTGTGCGTTTACTTTTGCTATCCTAAGCCCGCCTTGGTCGCCACGATAGTTAAAGTCTTGTGAAGCATCAGCGGTGTCCCAATTGCCCGGAACTTGCTCAAACGTCTTGCGTTTGATTTGGTTTGTTTGCTTTTGACTTACTAAGTTAAAGCTTTGATAATCCCAAGCCCCAAGAGAATTTTGCCACGTTAAAGTAATTGGGTTATACCCACCAACACCATACATACAATTAGCATCCTTAACGGAAAATTGATAACAATAAGAAGCCATATCCGATGTCGTTCCGTTAGCCGGTACGGTTGTTGAATCTTTCATTAAGAAAACTTCATAATATGCAATAAGGTTTGGGTCTGCACTGAACGCCGAAGCAACAGCCGCGATTGATGTTTGTTGTGCCAAATTAACCGGTCCAACACCAACGTATTGCTGACGTTCTTTATCGTTACTAACTGAACCGGGTGCAGTACCCCCCGACGAAGCGGCTGTTATAAATCCCGACGCTGTAAGGACGTTGCTCGAATTGTATGTTCCTATCCACGCCGATACGGCCGTTGACCCTGTTGGCGCACTTCCATCCATTAACACGCCCAATGTTCTAACGTCATAAAGAGTAACGTCTTGATGTACAACACTCACATTACTTGCGGTTGTACTTACAAAGCTGCTATCGGTTTCACGATCGCTTAAAACTAACGATGACGAATTAAGTGGAATATACTCATCAATCCAATTTTCGTTGGATAGGTATTGCGGTATTCCCGTGTCCCAAGTGGCGGGTGTGGTTTTGATAGTTCTTCTTAAACCGGCCGTCATAATGTAGTCTATATATTCGCCGTCTATTTTATTAACAGGGTCAACAACGGGGTCGCCTGTTGCAGTGGCAGAATATTCTTGCTTGAAACGCATTTCAATCTTTCGGTAGTTCTCGCCATTGCTTAGTGACCAAGAATCGGCAACGACGTTAAGACCTAGAAGGTGAAGTGTCTTATTGTATATTTGATTTGTTGTAGCGTTTTGGTCGGCTTTAGTTATCGACATAAAGTCCTGCACTATTTGTTCGACCCTAAAGACACCACACCCTTCAGCGTTAGGGAATATCTTTACCGTTGCGACTTTAGTTCCTGCAACATACCATTCAGCGATGTAACGAAATTTGTAATACGAACCACCGGAATATTCGGTTGAAGATATCACATACATTTGTTGTTCAAATACGCCGTGTACATCTGCGGTGTCCGGGCGTTGTCTTACGGTCATACTCATTTCACGTCTAGGTTAGGGTTTTTTTGTAATGATTGTTTGATTGCTTCAGCCATATCTTCACCAACTGCAACGGCTAAAATGTTAAGGGCTTTAATTCTAAAACGCTTCCACGTTCCGCTTATAAATAACGACGGCTTCAAGCCCCTCGTCCATACCGCCCTAGTTATCGCAAACACTATCGACTTGCGTGGGACGAACCGACCTTGTGCGTCGCGTGTGCCTTGAATGTTCTTTTGTGTAGTCCATCGGTCAATAGCCCCTCTAAGTCCCGGCTTGCCCCTTCCGCTTCCAAACTTGAACGGCGATTCTGATTGTTTAGGAAAGATATTCTTTGAAGCACCTTGAACTCCCTTATCAACGTATTCCCAATAGTCTACGTCAGGTGTTATGTTTACATACATCGCGTGTTGGTTAGAACCTACAAACACCTTCATTGAATTGTAAAGCGCACCCGTGTTAATACGGCCTTGCATCTTCAGCGATGTCCTTGCGTTCTTACGCCAACGCTTACCGATGAACTCTAATGCTTTCTTGGTGTGCGTTGCCGGATAGCTTACTCCACCTACTGTGAATTGTAGTTTAGCCATTAACTAAAGGGTGCAATGCAAAGGTCGTTCTTATTCGATACCTCAATGGTTAGTGATCCACTCCAACCGGTCAATTCGTTATCGAACCTTGCCGTGAATGGTGTGCAAGTAATTGGTAGTTCCACTTTGTAATCGTCTGCAACCGTTGTGTTGGTTGTAGCCAGTGATTGAATGAATTGATTCAATACGTCGTGAAGTATTTGAAGCGTGTCCGAATAGACTTGATTCCTGTCAGTCAAATCCGGTTGTATCATATCGGCAACCAACAATTCAAGGTCGTAACTCATAACGCCATTGTCGATGTTTGCGCCAAGGATTTCACAATACAAAAACGGGTAATCGGTTTGACCTAGCTTTTCAATATCAACTTGGTCTAGTGGTCCAGCGGCAAAGTGCTGAAGCATCAAATGATTGTTCGTTATCGTTTGAAGTAGGTTCGTTATTTGGATATAAGATTTCATCGGTATTGTTCTGCGTCAGGTGACTTGTCTTGTCGGTTTAGGTCTTGTTCATAAGCTAAATATGTAAAGGCCGATTCTATTTCAATTAAGGTTGCATCTTCTATTTTTAAGGGGTTGCCCCCTGCTAAATTGTAAATAATAGAATACCACCCCCACTTTTCCGCAATTATGTTTGTTCCTGATCCTCCATTGAATAGCTGACTAAAGCGTTCGTTAAGGTTTCGGCGGTAGACAAAAAAAAATTGGTTGCTCCTAATACAACGTCCATCTTCAAGTCGTCCCAATAGTTAGGAAAAACAACAGCATCGTAGTCTTCTATTGTGTAGAAATCACCGCCTTCGGTTACGATTGGTCGATACAATATTCCAATGATTTCATTCAAGTTCTCAAAGTACCCACCATTGCAATAAGATTCTAAGTCAGCAAATTCGCCTACCGTTAGCTTTGACAGGTTAGGGTGAAAGCCATAACGCTTGCCTTTGTAGTCAATCTTCTTTTGAAGTTCTTGATTGTTTTGGTCGGGGTCTGTTACCTTGTTAATTACTTCGCCTATTCTATCTAATTCATTAAGTGTAAGTTTGTCAACAATTACGCTGTCTATATT